CTCATCACTTCTCTCCATTCAGCGCGGCGCGGGCGTCAGTCATCTTCCTGATCCCATCTCCTATATCGCCCGCTATTTCCCGTCCTGTCGCCCATAAGAGCCAGAACGATCCGCACAAAGCACATCCCAACGGTGTAAACGCCGATGGCTGTGAAGATATGAATGATCATTACCACCCCTTCCAGCCGCACAGGGCGACGATGCGCCCCGGTTTGCTTTTCTTCCACTTAGGCACTTCCGGCGCGACCCGCTTGGTGTTCGCCGCGCGGACAGCCGCTATACGCTTCGCTTCGTTACGCTGGCGGCGCGCCTCGATCTCTTCCGGCGTCAGCTTCGCCTTCGCCCGGTCGCGCGCCTTCTGGTTGTTACGCGCACGCATAGCGAGATACTGCTTGCGATATTCAGGATCCTCGGCGCAGCGCTGTTTGATCTTGGCGTAGTCGGTCATTTCAGCCCTATGCCCTGCTTCTCTTTCGCCCGCGCCAGTGCCTTACTCGCTGCGTTCGGGCTACAGCCCATCGCCTCGGCGATCTTCAGAACAATAAGACCCTTGCAGTGCAGCGCCCACGCCTTCGCCTCGCGCTCCGTCAACTCATCTGTGAGTTTGATACATGGGCGCGGCTTTGGCTTTGGTCTTTCTTCTTTGGTCGGCGGCTCGGGTATCACAATCTCCGGCCACGGTTCGTAGTCCGGCTGGCGGTCCAGCCATTGGACGCGCGGTAGAGACAGCAGAATCTGCCTACGTGTGAACGTGCCGTATTTCGGGTTAGATGCTTCTGTATATCGGGTAATGTATTTTGACTGCGTTTTCATTTTACTTCCCCGGAAGAAGACGGGGGCCGAAGCCCCCGCCTCATATCAGCTACGACGACGACGCCCCGTGTCGGCCTCGGCCACTTCCTCGACCGGCCCGTTAAGGCTGATCCAGTCCGTGACCTCGAACACAGGCGTGAAGACCCGTCCGTAGCTCTTGTGCTGGTAATGATCGGCACCAAGTTTTACCAGTGCGACAGAGTTGTCGGGATCTTTCTCGACCTGCTCGGCGACCTTCATGGCAAGCGCGTGCATCGCCTTCTTCCCGCCGACCGCAGTCGTCGTGAAGCGTGCCTGCACATCTTTGTCTTCGCCGCTGATACATTTCAGACTCATGCCGACTTGCGGCTCCCAGCCACGCTTGGCGTTCGGCGGCGGGGGCTCCAGCTCAGGCAGCTCTTCAGTGATCGGGAACATATGCTCGCCAAGCACCTCGCCTTCGCCCCACGCAATGTAGCCATGAATAAAGGACAAAGGATTGACCGCCCAGATACCGCTGCGGTCGATCTCGGTCTGGTCCGCACCGTAGACCCAGTGACCCGTCTTATCCATTTTCAGGATAACACCCGGTCCTGACGCGGCCTCGTCGGCTGTCTTACGCAACGCAGCCGCAAGAGACGCGGCCGTGGGAAGGTTGGCGTTACCGAACTTTACGATATTAGTCATACTACTTCACCTTTCTCAGTTATTCGGGGCGATAATACGCACCGAATTCTTTTTGCGCCGCCTCGCAGTATGCAGCGTGCGCTTCTTCGGCAGTTACATAACTGCCTAAACTTGTTGTTTTTCCTTTTATTCTTATCTTCGCCACAAATTTATTATTATATCTGTGAACACCTCTCGGCATATCGCCTCTATGGTTTGGTCGATTAACGTTATTTTGGCTGTGAGTTGCCAGCCGAAGATTACATATTCGGTTATCGGTTCTAACATTATTAATGTGGTCCACACAAAGATGTGGTAGAGGCCAATCACCATAAACATATACCCACGCCAATCTATGCGCCCCGTATTTACGTTTTAATATAGTGATATACTGATAGCCTTCACTGTTACCCCAACCAGCAATGTCACCTATCTTAATTCTGTATGATGTTGCCACGCGCCAAGTAAATACGCCGGTCGCAGGGTCATAGTCCAACAGACTGCGTAACGTTTCTGCGTCGATCATTTTACTTCACCTCTAGTTTAGAGAAGGCCCGACGAATGTCAGAGCCTAGCGTAACCACGGCAGGCCGGGGATCACTCTCCGGCGCTATCGTGTTACCTGTTGAGATGGAAACGAAGAGTTCCTTCGGCAGTTTGCCGCAGATCTTCTCGACCTGCGCAGGGCTCTTCAGTTCCATCAAATCCTCGGCAGCGTATCCCATCTCCGCAAGAGTTGTTCTTGCTTTCTCAGGATCGGCCCAGTTTCTAGTGGCTCGTTTGGGAACGAGCTTCCATCCGTCGATAGGCGCTTTATTTTCCAGCATGGTCTGCGCAAGCGCGCGAACGCTTTTCGCCCATTCTTCCGCAAGTATCGCCATTGCCAGTGCATAGTTCATCTTCTCCGGGTCGATTGCCTTAACCTTAGTCGAGATCGCGCGCTCCAACTGTCCCGTGATCGCAGGGCACGTCGGCTTCGCAGGACACCAGCGACAGTGATCGCCATGCTTCAGCGGCGCGTCAGGACGGAAGGACATCTGCACAGCGTCGAACAGCGTGCGCTCAAACGCCTTCACACGACCGGGCGTTGTAAGCCATCGTCTTACATACGGCGGTTGCACGATAATAAGCTCTATCTCGTCCACGCCCTCAACCGCCCAGCGAGCCTCGGGCGTGCGCATAGCAGCAGCGGCGTAGAACAGAAGTTGATGGTTCTCTTCAGCGTCCACCGCCACCCCATCACCAAACTTCCAATCAACAACCACTGCACGACGGCTAATTCGGCCAATGAGGTCAACTGATCCAAATACACCGGCAAGGAATCCTCCGAAATGCACCGTAAGCTCGGTCTGGAACTCCAGCTCACGATTAGGGTCAATTTCGTTTAACGCGTCGAGAGCAAACTTCAGTTTCTCGTTATTGTCAAAGTCGTCCACCTTCATGTCCAGCGACAGGATCGCGTGCATCGCATTGTGCAAACGCGTGCCTTCTTCGGCGTATGCGCTAGACGGGCTAGGCGGAACTTTGTCAACGAGCGCCCGCGAACCGGGGCAGTTGATGAGACGTTTAGCGGATGATCCGCCAACGATATTGCTGTGTGTCATTACCTTACCTTTCTTACAGCCGACCCTAGACAAGTTTGCGGAGTTGTGCAACAAATATTTTTATGCTGGAGAAGCAAATCGAAGCCTACTTCGTCAAGTCTGTGAAGGCGCTCGGCGGTATTGCTTACAAATTCAACAGCCTGTCAAACCGTGGCGTCAGCGACCGCATCGTCGTGTTGCCAAACGGCGAGGCGTGGTTCATCGAACTGAAAACGGAGCGCGGGCGTCTGTCCGCGTTGCAGAAAATATTCGCAAGCGACATGCGCAGGCTCAACCAGAACTATGCGTGTCTCAACTCTATAGAAGCCGTTGACCGATGGACCTACGACCGTATCAACACGAAGCCGCCGATTTCCTCTTTGCCCACGACAGAGCCATGATCCTCGCGCCGGTTGGCGCGGGCAAGACAGCGATCACGCTTACAGCCATGTCGGACATGACCGCGCGCGGGCACTGCGACCGTTGGCTTGTGCTTGCGCCCAAGCGCGTCTGTCTGTCCGTCTGGCCAACCGAGGTCAAGAAATGGGCCGATCATCTGAAACTGGCGATTGCAGTCGGCACGCCGGCACAACGCAAGGCTGCGTTCGAATCAGACGCGGACATCGTCGTCACCAACTACGACAACATCCCGTCGATAGATCCGACGCATTTCGACGGTATCGTCTTTGACGAGCTGACGCGGCTGAAGAATCCGTCCGGTAAGCGGTTCAAATTTCTGCTCAAGATACTCGATCAGTTTCAGATCCGCTGGGGGTTAACGGGCTCGTTTACCAGTAATGGCCTCGAAGACGTGTTTGGCCAGTGCAAGGTCGTCGATCAGGCGCTGCTCGGCCGCAGCAAGGGCGCGTTCCTGCAACAGTATTTCTACTGCGTTAACCGCGACTTTGGCCAATGGGAGCCGCTGCCTGACGCGCTGCCGAAGGTTATGGAAGCGATCAAGCCGGCGACCTATGTGCTGGAGCCGGGCGAGTATAAGGACAAGCTGCCGCCGCTCCACGTCGTCGAGATGCGCTGCGACATGGACATGCAGCCTTACAATACGATGAAGCGCGAGTTCGTGCTGGAGCTGGGCCAGACGATCACAGCGCCGACAGCGGCCGTCGTGACGCAGAAGTTACAGCAGCTCGCGGGCGGGTTTGTCTACGGCGAGGCCGGCCCTGAGTGGCTGTCGGGCCACAAGTTCGACATGCTCGATGACATTCTTGAAGAGAACCAGCACGCCAATACTATCGTTGTCTACAACTACAAGGAAGAGCTGGCCGAGCTGAAGCGCCGCTACAAGCTGACCACTATCGACGAAGACAACGCTGTGGATAACTGGAACGCCGGCAAGATCCAACTGCTGGCGATCCACCCCAAGAGCGCCGGGCATGGGCTCAACCTGCAATTCGGCGGCAACAAGATCGTCTTTCTGTCGCTGCCATGGTCGCTGGAGCTTTACGAACAGACCATCGGCCGGCTGCACCGCAGCGGCCAGACGCGCGACGTGTGGTGTTACGTCATCCTCTGTAATAAAACTATTGACGACCGAATATTCGAGAGTCTAAAAGACAAGCGAACATTGGCTGAGATCGCCCTGGAGGAACTGAAGTGAATTGGCCGGAACTCCAGAACGTGCTGACCAGCCTGACGGAACGAGAGGTATTGGACCTCTTGGAGGACGAGCGCCGTAACGCTCGGCGGTCTACATTCATCATACGTCTGCACCAGCGTTTTACGACGTTGCGGATGTTACGTGAACGGGCCGAATTGATGAGAGAAATAGATGACACCGCACGAACTTCTAAAGCTGGCCGGGGACGTAATCGCCGAGCGCGGCGCTAACTACGGCGGAATCGAAGACAACTTCCAGTTGATCTCTGACCTCGCCAGTCTGCGCCTCGGGCGCGACTTTCATCCTTACGAGATCGCCGTCATCATGGCGTGTGTCAAGAATGCGCGTGCGTTTGCGTCGCCGAATCACCTCGACAGCCATGTTGACGCTATGAACTATGAGATGTTTGCGGCGACCTTCGCCGAGGACTACATCATGTCAAAGCAGGGATCGGAAGCGATTGCCTATCAGAAGAAGGCCAACCGGAAGGTAGCGCAGGCGTCAAAGCCGACACGCGCTGCGAAACTTCCCGTAGTCAGTGACAAACTGAGCGAGCTGACTTCCCTTCGGGAGGCTTCGCAGTTCACGCGCGGCACGTAATTGCTGATCGACAGTATAGTTTACGAGCGGAGGGCAACCCCCGCTCGTCGACTGACAGCCGCTAGAACCGACCAGCGTCAAGATCAGCAGCAGTCTCTTCCGTAGTCTTGGGTTTGGCAATTTCGGCCTGTCGCCTTCAGTTGCTCTTGGTGCCGCCGGTCACGTTCCAGTCCTTGGCGGCGATAAGGCCAAGCCCGACCAGAGCGTTCTGGAGATCTTCCCAGTTAACCGTCTTCGTCTGCCACGCGTGCCACAGGACGGTCGCGAGCGCGAGAACGCCGGAGATGGTGGTGTAGGGGCTGTGAATCATTGAACTAGTCCTCTTTGAGTTGCCGAACCAACTCCTGAACTTGGGGGTTGGTTTGGAGAGCCACAATAAGCATGGCGTCGAAACGGGCTTGCAGATCGTCTGAAGGTGGGGGCGGCTCGACGGCGTCTTGAGCCTTGATGATAGCGTCGCGATAGTCGTCCGCTATGGCCGCGATCTCTTTGGCGCGGTCGGTGCCGTTGATGATACGGCGCGCGTTCACGTAGTCGCGTCGGCCGTCTGCAATATAGTCGGATAATTTCTTGCCTGTAAAAATACCCTTGGTCATGCCGTCGAACATCACGAACAGCGATGTTGGCCACTCCAGCGCCTTGTCCGGCGTGGCGGCGATACTGTAACGCTCATAGTTGGCCTTCCACGTCAACTGGACAAGCCCGCGCCCGTAATAGGGGTAATAAGGCTTCGATTTCAGATACGCCTGCGAGCCATACTCCTTGATAGGCTGCATCGTGTGCGCCGTCTCCCACTTGACCGTGGCGAGCATATAGGCGAGCTGGTCGTCCGTGACGCCGCGATAGTTGTCGTCGCGGTAGTTGATGATGTTCTCCATCCCGACGACCTGATCCTGCGTCAGCCTGCCACCAAACAGGCTGTTGCGGACCTCGTCGAAGAAGACGGCCAAATTCATCGGTCGGCCTTTGTCGCTATCAGATCGCGGATCGTGTCGAGTTTGGCGAAAACCTGCGCAAAGGTACTGTTGAACTCGTCGCGAGTGACGTAGCGCCCGGCAACCAGCACCTCTATAGCGGCGACCTTATCGGCCAGCTCTTTGTCTTCGCGTTGCAACTCTTTCACCGAGTTCCAGACGGTGTTGAGAATCCAGCCGCCCATAGCGCCGATGACGGCCACAGCCACGTCAAAAAAGATCTGTGTTTCGCTCGTCATCGCCTCGCCATTGCGTTGACGCCCTGTGTCGCAATAGGAGCGGCCAGCGGCGCAAATTGAACTGAGAAAGGAACGGCTGTCGGCGCGCCGCGCGTCATAGCCGCGACGTTGGACGCCGCCCGCCGCGCCAAAGCGTTACGGACAGCCCTGCCGCTCGCGCCGGCCAACGCCGCTCCGCCCGCACCAAAGACTGCGTAAGGATCGTCACTGGACAATCCATACCCGCCGACAAGCGCCTGCGAAGCGAGCATAGTAGGGTTACGCGTCGGGGAGACCATGCTGGCGAGATTGGCGAGAGACAAGCCCTCTTCGCCTTTGGCGATGCGTCGGATCATCGTCTGTTCGTCAGGCGTAAACTTGCGCATACGGCCTTCGTTCTTTGCCAACGAACGGAACTGGGACTCGATGTTTTCGGCTGATCCGCCCGACAGATTGGCGCGGTCGATAAGACGCTCGATCTCCGAACTCTTTGACATCATGCGGTAGTCACGGATACCGGACATAAGCGCGTCGGCGGCTTCTTGAGAATTAGCCCCGATGGCGTTCTTGCTGTCGGTAATGAAACTATCCAGACGATCCGTCAGGATGCCGGCCATCCGGCGCACGTCTTTCTCGCTGTCACCACGCAAAACGCCCAGCATTTGCCGCGCGTTGTGCAGCCGCTCAATCGTCAACGGCTGGCTGTCTAGATCTTTCAGCTTGTTAATGGCGACTTTAACATCGGCGAACTTGCTGAAGTCAGGATCGTATCCCTTCAGGCTAGATTCCAGACCGCCCGCAAATGACTGATACGCCTTCGGGTCATATTGCACGCCCATAGTTGTGGCGCGTTCAAAGGACTCGGAGGCGCGCTGCCCGAGCGCTTCGGTTGTTGGGGGTTTGCCGACCAGACCCATGAGCCCGCGCTGCCCCGCCGCTGTCGCGGACTCGACGCCACGCTGTAGCCCGGCTGCGCCGCGCGCACCGGCCAGACCGCCAACAAGGCTCGTCGCCAGCAGCGCGCGAGGATCCTCGACGCCCATCTGCTCAGCGCGAACCGGGGCGGCCGCTGCGCCCGCGCCAGCGCCTGCCTGCACAAGCGGACGCTCGCCCATGGTGGTCATGACGTTACGCACGACGCCGGGGGCCGCGCGGCGCGCCAGCACGTTCGCTGCGCCCGCGCCCGTCAACGCCCCCGCGCCGCCTTCAGCCGCAGCAGCCAACAGTTCTTCAGCCTGAGTGCGGGGTTTGAATGATTCCGGCGTCAGATACTGGCGCGCGATGTCAGACGGCGTGCGGACCTGCGACGTGCCCATCTTGGGCGCGGCCAGATTATAGAGTGTTGTTGCCAGATCCGCGACGCCGAGCGCAGCAGGAGCCGCGACAGCGCCCACCGGGCCTGCGACGAGGCCGCCCAACCCGGCTGCGGCAGCGATAGGCGCGACAGCGCCGCCCGCGACTTCCGCCGCGCGGCCCATAGTCAGACCTTCAGATGGCTGACGCATCATGCCGACGCGCTCCATCAAGTCTTCCTGCGTTATGTCATCCGGCACATTTTTTACAATCGTGCCGTCAGGAAGCCGAACGTCCATTAGCGCCTCTTGGGAAGCTGGCTGAAATCAATGACCTGCGGCCCTGCCGCAGCGGCCGGCGCAGCCGGCGCAGGAGCCGCTTCTTCTGGCGCAGAGACACCGCCACGGCCGTAGCGCGCTGAAAGATCAGCGATAATACGACGGACGGAATCAATGTCCATAGTCTCGTCAGACAACGACTCCAGCATACTTTTCAACTCAAAATTAGAGTCGAGTTCTTTGGCGGATGCGCCGGTAGCAGACATGATGTCTTTCAGAAGCGACCGACGAAGCGCCTTTAACTCGTTACGCTGCTGCTGAGCCGGCGTTGCGCGGGCCTTCTCGACTTCCTGCCCGACAGTCGTGCCAGCCGCATAAGCGGCGATGTTGGACAGCGCGCCGCGCGAAGAGCTGGGGATAGCCTCCAACTGATCGAGCTTGTTGTATTTGTCCATCATCTTACCGAGCGTCGTTTCGACGTTGCTCTGGCCTTTGACCTGCGTCTTGGTGCCGACCGTGATCGGCTGAGCTGGCTGCGGCGCAGGCGGCGTCGGCATAGCCGGCGCAGCCATCGCGTTCATAGGTGCAGCCGGCGGGGCCATCATATTGATCGGCGGCGTGATCTCGGGGCCGCCCATGAACGACGGCGCGCCGCCAGCGGCAAAAGCCGGCACCGCGCGCGAGCCGGGCATACCCGTGCCGCGAGCGATATTAGCTTCCTGCATACGTCGCCCGGCGTTGATACCCTTGTTATCGCCGGCCAGACTCTCGATAGCCCGCGCGATAGTCTCAGGGTTGCCGGACTGCACAGCCGGGACGATACGGCTGGGGACCGTGCCGTAGTTATATGCGACCGAAGTCAGCGCCGCGCGCGTATTCTCAGGCAGCGTAGACCAAACTTCTTCGCCGACTTTGGCCGCAGCCTTCGGGACAAACTCGGTCTGAATACGCCGCTGAAGATCGCGTTCAGCATCCTCAGGCGACACGCGCATACCGGGCGTCACCTTCTGGACAGTGCCGTCCGGCAACGTCACGGTGTCGCTACCATACCCGGCACGATAGGCGTTCACATCGTATTTCGGCTTCTCAATAAACCCTTCGCGCTCTTTAATAAGCGCCGTCGCCATGTCCTGACGCGGGCCGGGGATGGCTTCGGGCTGGATGATAGGTGCGGGCCTAAGTCCTCGCGCGGTTTTCTGATATACTTCGCCGCCGGCTTCCATATAGTCGCCTTCAGGCTTCAAAAGCCCCTGTTTCCAATCGTCCGAATAAGTCTTGCCTTTGAACGCTGCGACGCCCTGCGGAAAGTCGCGCTCCATCATAGCCACAAAACTATCGAGCGACTTTTGGTCGTTGACGAAATTCTGGAACATATTCTTATAAAGGTCGATCTTGCCGGCCTGTATTTTCTGCTCCGCTTCCTGCTGCTGCGCGCCATATAGTCCCGCCTGACGCTGTGCTGCTTCGGCTTGGCGAAGCTCGCGCTGCGCGGCAATCTGCGCCTGAAGATCCTGCACGTCCATGCTCTGCGCCATACGCGCAAGCTGCGCCTGCTGGTATTCTTGCTGACGCAACTGAGCCATCATGTTAAGCGGATCTATGCCGCCGCCACTCATTTGGGGCACCATAGACGCAATGTCATATCGAACGGCCATTAGTCAGACCTCAAAGCTGCGGGCCGTAACCCATACCATAATTTCGGTTGAACGGTTGCGCCGTCGCCGGCCGCGCTTGACCATACATGCGGTCCATCATGCTATAGGCCAGCGCGTTCTGCCCAACATTGCCCAGCGCCTGAGACAGCGCCGACGCGCCGCCCATATAGCCGGACGCGCGGGCCTGCGCGGCGTTCTCCAGCCCGGTCGCGAGCGCTTGGCCGCCGCCGGTCGCCAGATTAGCGAGCGGGACGGCCGCGCCCGTGGCAAGATTGGCTAGACCGGTGCCAAGTCCAGAGTAGACATTCGCGATGTTCTGGCCGCTGCCAAGAATGTCCGCCGACAGCCCCGTGCCGAGCGCGCCGCGTAGCCCGGCAAGGTTCTGCCCGGTCGCGCCCTGAATATTACTGACGTTCTGGCCCGTCGTGCCATAGACATTCGCAAGGTTAGTGCCTGTCTGACCCAACGCACCCGCGACGTTCTGACCTGTCGTGCCTGCAATATTAGCGACATTAGCGCCCGTCTGACCCAGCACACCCGCGACATTCTGGCCTTGCGCACCATAGATGTTCGCAAGGTTCTGTGCGCCGGTTCCATAGATGTTCGCGAGATTAGCACCGGTCTGGGACGCAAGCCCCGCACGGCCTGTAGCGCCGGTCTGCATAAGCCCTGCCGCTCCGGTGCCAAGACCACCCGCAGCCTGCGTCATTACATTTGCCGCACCCTGACCCGAGCCCGCAAGGCCCTGAAGGCCGGACAGTGCCGCTTGACGGTTTGCCATGAACCGCGCGTAGGCGTTCTGATATTCCTGACTGCCAGCTTCCTGCCCGTAGCGAGTCGCAGCTTTCAGCGCTGCGCCCGAGCCGCGCATACCCGACGAGCCAAGCGTCGACTGCATAGCCCGCTGGCCTTCAGCCATGCGGAACGCGTAGCCGGGGTCCATCTGAAGTTCTTCGAGCGTCGGCTGACGCATAAACGAGCCATAGCCCGGCGCGTTAGGATCGCCGCCGACGCCGTAAAGCGCCGCAAGCTGATTCTGCGCGCCTGCGCCTGTCGACACATATGGCTGTTGATAGCCGGCTTGCATACCAAACGCGCCGCCTAGTGCGCCAAGGCCGCCCATCTCGCCTGCGGTCAGTTCTCCCGCCGCGCGGCGTTCTGCCCCCGTGAGCGCGCCTGCGCCCTGCCCCATACCGCGCTGAATTGCGCCGGCAGCTTGACCCGCTCCGCCTCGTAACGCGCCGAGCTGTCCAAGCTCAGCCTGACGAAGCGCCTGCATTCCCAGCCCAGCGCCGCCGTAAAGCGCTTCCAACTGACCGCCGGTAGCGCCTAAAAGCGCTTGCTGCTGCGCCTGCTGCGCCGCCAATAACGGAGAGATAGACGCCGCGCGCCCACGCTCCAGCTCGGCCGCAGCCTCGCCAGCGCCCGCCCGCCGGACCTCTTCAGCGCGCGCGGTCGAAGCGCGTAGAGCCTCCAATGTTGGCTGGGCGGCGGATCTAAGAGCCTGCTCGCCGCTGGCCCTGCCCTGAAGGATGTCTTGTCTTGCGCGCTCCTGCGCCTGCGCCTGAAGAACCGCGCTCAACATAGCAGCTTGGGATTGTGCTTGCGCCGCCTGTCCCGAAGCGCGCGCGCCTAGAACGGACCCCAGACCGCTGGCGGCGGAACTGCCGAGAAGGGCTAAGGTGAAAGGGTCCATTGTTAGCTCCTGCCGATGAGCGGCGTGACGGGTTGCGATGATATAGCAACCACTTCATTACGGAAAGACTCGGTCGCGGCTGCGCCCTGACGGACTTCTTTTGCCACTTCAATCTGAAGCATAGGCATAGCCGTAATAGCGCACATCCATTCGTCTATTTCTTTGCCCGTATTGGGGTTTGTCCCGCGCAACAATGTAAACCACGCGCATTTTAATTGCACGCAGTCTTTTTTGATAAGCGGACAGAAGGTTCCGTTTTTGAGTTCCATTAGTCTTTCGTCGCTATGATTACGTCTACATACTGAACGGCGAGGTTTATATTAGGTGCGGAGAAGCCGTGGCTATGACCACCGCCGCCGCCCGTATTGCCGATAGTCGTAGATGTGGAAGTCGATGTGCTAACGCTAATTCCTGTAGTGGCGCTGGTCGTAGCGGTGGCGGTATAGTTAAGCGATCCGGTAGCGCCGACAGCGCCCGGTTGATAAACGCCCGTGTTAGAGCCAGATCTATCATAATTATGCGTGTGCCCCGAATCTGTTACCGAGCTGGTGCTGGTGCTGGTGCTGGTGGCACTATGATTATGCGACGGGATGTCCGCCGTCGTCAGCGTATAGCTGGCAACCGTGCCGGTCACAGCCTGCGAAGCAAACGCCGTTGTAAACGCGACGCTGCCGCCCGACGAGGCTGAGCCGGAGACCACGCGCAGTGCTTTATCGTTATGCGCGGTGGATTTCGTCCATCCCGTTGGAGCCGAAGTCTGCACGAACAGCATAACGGTGCCGGCAGGGATATTCGCCCACGCGCCCGAGAACGTCGTGGCTGTGACCGTCCCCGTGACGTTGACGCCGCCAGAAGGAACAGAAACGCCGCTGTTAGCCGTGAGCGTCCCTGTTATACCCGCACCGCCAGCAGACACGGTCAGTCCATTAGAAGCTGTCAGTGTGCTGCTAACGCCTAGCGTGCCCGTAACAGAACTGTTGCCCGTAATGGCCGCACCGCCAGCCGACACGGTCAGTCCATTAGAAGCCGTCAGTGTGCTGCTAACGCCTAGCGTGCCCGTAACAGAACTGTTGCCCGTAATGGCCGCACCGCCAGCCGACACGGTCAGTCCATTAGAAGCCGTCAGTGTGCTGCTAACGCCAAGCGTTCCAGTGACCGAGCTGTTGCCCGTGATGGCTGCACCGCCAGCAGACACGGTCAGTCCTCCGGCAGATATGGTAGCGCCGCCGGACGATACGGTGAGCGCGCCGGACGAAGTGAACGTACCCGTAACTGAGCTGTTACCCGTGATCGCCGCGCCGCTGGCCGACACGGTCAGACCATTCGCGAGCGATGTCATGCCCGTGCTGGCAATCGTCAGCCGGTCCCCGCCATTAACGCGCAGGACAAGATTGCGGGCGTCACGGACATCCACGGTTGAGTTGGTGGCGTCGGCCGAGATGACCGTGCGCGGGGTGCCGTTAGCCGAAAACTGTATGCGCCCGTTGTTGTCTATGTCCAGCGCTTCGGCCGGGGCGACGGTCCCAAGCCCGACCAGACCGGCCGCGTTGATAACGAAAGGCGTAAGGTCAGGGTCGACGCTATCCTGCACACGCAGAACGTCGCCCGTGCCGGTCTGGGTAATCTTAAGCGCCGGGCCAGACGAGTCGGTCGAGATCGTGACGTTGCCGGTCAGAACCGGCGAGACGGCCGTCGTCGGGGCGGAGATATAGTCGACCGTCCAGATCTCAACATCATTGGCGTCGGTCAGCTTGAATTTATACGTCGCCTCACCGAGCCAGATATTCGCCTCGCCGCGCGAGTCGAGAATGATCGGGTTCGTGTTAGCTGACGATCCGGTCGAATCCGTATATGTAACCTGCGGGCTCGTCGTGCCGGCCTGATAAGTGTAGACCTTACCGCCGACCAGAGGAGCGCCATTAGCGCCGATGAACTGGGTCTTGGGTATGGGGGTGATGACAGCCATTATGCACCTACACAACTGGTTACGGTCAGGATGACCGAAGGAATAGCCGGGACCGGGCTAGCCGCCGCCACATAGGGGATCTGAATATTTGTGCTGCTTACCGAATAGATCAGCTCAAAATAATCGCCCGCCTGAAGATTTAGCACGAAATTCCACGCGGCGACAGTGGCCGTATTTGACCCGCCGCTCATCGTGATCTGCGTGGCCGAGTCATCGACGTTGACGCCGTTCACGCGGGGCCAGATATAAATGTTATGCGTGCCGCCAGAAGTCTGCCTGAGTTGCGCCGAAAACTGAAAATTATACGTGGCCACGTTGTCTACATATATCCTCGACGATGGCGTCCCGATATAGACGCCGTAGACTACATTGGACCCGTCAGCGCGGGTGTATGTCTGGTTAAAGGTCAGCGCGTAGGCCGTATTTGTCGCAGCGGGCGTGAACGTCGTCGTGCTGTAGAATGAGCCATACCGCCGGCCAGCCTCGACCGCGATGTAGGTGTTATAAAACCACCTATACCATTCGCGGGTGACGAAATTAGTCAGCTTATCCCATATCGGAACACGCGCCGCCGGGATCTGCGTATTGTTTGCAATATCAGGCATTCGTTGGGCTCAATATAAGTTCAGCGCCCATGATCGCGATCTTGACCGGATCGGTCCCTGACACCTCATACACGCGGTCGCGGATTTTCAATGTCATGCCAAGCCGCCGCCAGATGGTTCGGTAGCCGTATTGCCCGACGCGGCCCATCGACTTCCAATGCTCGTTTGACCACGTATGGCCACCGTCATCCGACCAGCGCAGCATGACCTGCGGATTGACGCCCGGAGCCAGAGGCGCGCTTTGCGTTACTATGTAATCGCCATTCTCGGTCAACAGCCACTCACCTAACTCAGTAGTCAGATGTTGGCCGTCCAGATATTGATAGTCGTCGCCGGTAAGACCTACACCCGCCTCGCAGTCAAGTTGCAGACTATGTTGCGTCGTGCGCTTCAGATCATTCTGGCCCGTAGGCAGCGCGCGCCACGACCGCAGCCACTTCTGGATAGAGCCCGCTTCGGTATAAACTGTTGAATCATAAGCAAACAACCCGCCGCCGACGTAATCGCCGATGACGATTTCGTTGTTGTAGTTCATCTGGCAGTTGCCGCGATGGCGCGTGAAGTTGTTGTTTTCCCACCCGGCGCGCTCATGCCAGACGCCGGTCGCCACGTCATAGACCCACGTCGTATTGGCGGTCGGAAAATTCAGCACGTAGAAGCTGTGGCCGTCCTGCTGGTAGGTGTAGGCCACGGCGTCGTTAAGCGTGGTGTATTGCTGTATCTGCCACTCGACCGCGTGCGTCGAGACGCGCTCGCCCGAGTAACCTTTGGACCTGTAGACGATACCGTTACCGCGCGCGTCGCGCCCGAGCCAGAACAGACCATTGTCGAGTTTGGCGACCGAATAGGCGGCGAGGCAACCTATTTCATTAAACGCGCCTTGGATGCGCGCAAGCGGAAAGTCAGGGAGCCCGGCGTTATACCAGACCTCGACAGTGTTGACGCCAAACAGCCAGATTTCTCGATGGTCAACGATCAGCGTGACCAGATTGTCCGGCGAGCCTTCCGCGCTGGCGAAGTCCAGCGCGTCGATGGACAGGCCGTTATAGGCCTCAGTCACCCAGAATTTCTGGCTGTTGGGCTCGTTGAATACAAAATAGCCGTCAATAAACCCGACGCCAATCGCGCCCGGAAAATCCGGGTCCGTGATGTCGCTGAAGAGCGGCGAGAACGTCAGATCCGTCGTCGCCGTGGCTGTAGCGTTGGCCGACAAAACAAAAGTCGTTCCGTCCGTAATACTGGAGACCGTCGTGCTGGCCGGAATGCCCGAGCCCGTGACAGGGAGGCCGACCCAGATAAGAGATGTATCAGCGGTCGTAACAGTGGGCGAACCGTTGGTCGTATTGCAGCTCAGCGTTACGTTGGTGTTGTTGTAGATGTAGCCGTTAGCGCCCGCAGCGATGAATAGCTGCGTGCCGTTATCGACCATGTTGACCGGGCCTGCGCCGGCTACTGTGCCGAGTTCGTGGTAACTCCAATCCGTGTCTACACGGTATAGCTTGGTGCCCGCGACGGCGTAACCATAGTCGCCATACTGCCAAAGCCCCCGCACAGGGCCGGTCGGAAACACGGCGAGCTGACGGAGCCCCGGCGCTCGCTGAAGCCAAGCGGCCTCTTTGCCCCCTTCTGGCACAATCTCAGGATAGAGATTGACCATGCGGCTGTCAGCCGCATTAGGGCTGCGCAGGACATAGCTGGAGCCGAGGACCGGCGTCTTCATGCTTGACCTCCAATATACATGTAGATATACTGCATGTTCATTGAAGGAGACACCTTATGGAAGAATGGCGACCAGTTCTTAATTATGAAGGACTTTACGAAATTAGCAATCTTGGCAACGTGCGCCGCATAGCGCGCGGCAAATTGTTTTCCGCAGATCAAATTGCGGAAGCTAAGCGTCGATTGGCTAATGGGGCCAAATTGAAAGACATTGCGGCGTTTTTGAACACAAGCGTCACCACTGTCATGTCTATTAAGCACGGCAAAACATGGGCGGGGGACGTAAATTATAGGCCCGTAAAAACTGGGCTGCTGAAGCATTATGTTGTCGTTCGGCTGTGCAAAAACGGCGTGTATAGATGCTTGTCTATACATCGTATGCTTTGGGAAGCATTTATTGGCCCTATTCCCGGTCGGCTGGAGATAAACCATAAGAACTTAGACCGAGCCGATAACAGGCTGGAAAATCTTGAGCTTGTTACGCACCAAGAAAATATCCTTCATGCCCATGAGATATACAGTGAAGAACGGCAACATCTTGCTAAAGGACAAAGACGAGGGCCGCGTAGTAAGTATGCTAAAATGCAACATACCTAGTAGTTCCCTGCGTAGATGTTAAAGCGCTGACGTGTGCCGACAATGCTATAAGGCAGCGCCATGATGTCGTCGGGGTTATTGATGCGCTTCAGATTGCGCTTGCTATACATAGCAATCCGCTGCACCTGCGCGGAAGGTTCGACGCCGAACTCCGGCGCGATCTCGCACGCAAGATTATAGCGGAACGCCCGCAGGTAGCCCGGCGGGAATGTCAGCGTCGTAGCCAATTGGGCAGGCTGGGTCAGCTTCTCAACCGAAATGAAATGCCACTCCAATAGCCGCAGGGGTCTTGGGTAGATATACATTTCAATGTCGGGGAACGTATTGTTGACAAAAATAACCTGCGGATAGGTGCTGGTCACGGTCTTGACAGCAATGCCGTTATACTGCTGCTGATTGATGAACTTTATGCCGTAGGAGACGTTGGTCTGCGGGTCTCGAAAATAGGTCGAATCATCCAGCAGAACCGGGCGCTCACCTACGAAATTTCCGGTCGGGCCAAGCGTGCGGAACAGCTCGCCCGACGGCCAGTTAAAAACTTGGTCCTGTGTCGAAAATACCGACAGCCGCTCGGTGTTCCACGAGTCTATCATCTGATTCAGCGCGGTCAGCGCGTCCTGCGAGGTCTCGGCTGAGGGCGTTTCGCCCTCTGCGAGGACGCCCAACAGTCTCAGCGCCCCGTTGATCTGATCGCCCGCTGTCGTCGTCATCTGGATCGAACCTTTCCCAGCCGTTCTCTTCGTCGTAGGCGGCTTCCAAATCCATGGTAGCGACCTTCACCCCGTGCTTGGGGTGCCGCAGGTAAATTACAGCCATTTTACACCTATGGTAAGGGCCGAGCGGCCCGTAGGCCGCTCGTAAGATTGATTTAGGTGAGAACGGGGAATTCCCATTTGCCGCCCACCGAAGTGAACAGCTTACCTGCGCCCGTGGCGTTGGTCGTCGTGGCCAGCGAGCCCGCCGGAGCGGTCGTGGTCGTCGACCCCGCCGTGATGGCCGTGGTCAGGAAGTAGAGTCCGGCCGTCGCATTCGCGATAACCGGGCCGCTCGTCGCCGTGGACGTGAACGTGCCGGAGGCCGTCGCCGTCGTTAGTGTCGAGCCAGAGATGGTAGCGCCCGTGATCGTCGTGCCGGAGACAAGCTCCGGATCCGAGAACGCGACGCCTACCGCTTTGGTATTAGGCATAGAGCCCTCCTTAGCCGATACGATAGATCGTGTAGGCGGACGTGCCCGTGCGACGGAAACGGAAAATCGCCGAAGACGCATTTGCCGCAGCAGCGCCGTCCACAACAACCGCGTTACCAACGATGGTGTTGCCAGCGCCCGCGCCAAACGTCACGTCATTCTGGGCCGCGTCACCAAGGTTGATGACAACGACATCGAACGCCGAGTTCGTCTTGATGCTCGGGAACGCCGCGTCGATCAGCGCGCCCGTCGGGAACGTGTAAGTGCCCGCGTCCGTGCCGCCAGAGTCAACGGTGATGATGCCGTTGGCGAGATTGCCAACAGTGACCGTGACCGTCGCGCCCGTCAGCGCGCTCGGGGCGGGCTGCGGAGTCATAAGCGGCTCGGTCAGCGCGCCAGCGCCGAGCTGATAGCCGCCAACAGCGTTCGGGATAAGCGGCGTCGGGCCGAGGGTGTCGAGCGGATAAGCAGCGCTCTGCGTAACGGGATCATAAGCAGCCATGGTTCAATGCTCCTGAATTAGAGAAAAAGACGGGGCCGAAGCCCCATCTGATTAGCCCCAAAGGCGAACCGCCATCTGCGGACGAATGACGCTGTAGCCATACAGAACGTCAATACGGCAGGGCAGTCGGTCGTTGTTGATGTCATACTGACGGACAACGCGGAGCGAGATACCATTGTGGACCTGACGCGAGGCCATGTCGACACCGTTCGGCATAAGCAGATCGGCCGTCGCGAACGCAATCGCGTCACGATGGTAGATCAGGTTCTGCGGATACTGGGTCGACGGCGAGCCGAGGAAGGTGACGGTCTTGCCAGACTGCGGCAGAGCGTCGACCGTCGCAAGAGCCTGCGAAGCCGAATACATCGCATTGACCTTGATCGTCGCCGTGGTAGACGCCGTAACGTCCTCAAGGCAGACGAACTGGAACAGCGAGCCGGTGGACTCGCGGGTCTGCGGGTTGACGGCGAAGCAGTCAGCAACCGTGAACACGTCGCCGGCCTTGACGACCGTCGAGCCGAGGCCCGTAACAACGATGCTGGTCGCGCCTTCCGACGTAACCGACGCGTTGACCGTCAGCGTGCCCGTGCGCGAGCCCGTCGTGAACTGCTTGATCGACTGCGACATATTCAGCTCGTCATAGCCGAGAATGCCTTCGCCGAACATGCCGTTCTTGAACTGCTTCGAAATCGCCGAGACCGGGTTGAAGAGGCCCTTCATGCCTTCGATCAGCGCGGCGTTCGCAGCCGGGTTGACCGTCGCATAGCGGGGCGACATGACCGCAGCGTTCTCGTTGAGCTTCTGCTGAGCCTGAAGCAGAACGAGCGACGTGGCGGGCGTCGTGCCCGGCGTGCCGACCGAGTTGCCGATGTATTTGAAGGCGTTCGCAACGTCGGCGTCGATGGACGACGCGAGCTGCGAAATACGAGGCTTCAGAACACGCTCAGCAAAATCGTCGAGCTGCATGGTGAGTTCGGCGGTCGTGAAGTTGACGCCGATGTGCTTCTGGCTGGAAACAGCGAGCGTGGTGTACTGCTCGTTGTCGTCCTGCACCTGAAGCGCCGCGCCGTCCGTGACCAGCGCGCGGTCGGGCAGACGGATGCGGAGGGTCGAGCCGATCTTCGCGCCTTCAACGGCGAAAGAGTCGTCATACTGACGGTTGACCGTGCGGGTCAGGACAAGATTATTCTCAAGGATTTCCAAAGCCTTGCGAGTAATCATGTCAATGGTAAGAAGCGAATTAGACATTCCTTATCTCCGGTTCTGCGCTTCCCACTTCTTGATCTGCCGCTGACGTTCCGCTTCAATCCATTCCGACGTTGACATTTCCTTTATGGACCGGGGGTCCGTCGTGTCTCGTCTCGGGCCAGAGTTCGACCGGGTTGCCGTGACAGGCGCAAGAGGCGCTGGCGCGGTTGATGTCCTCTTGACCGGCGGATTGTCGACCAGTTTGGCCTCAATCTTACCGATCTCTTTTGCCTGCAAGACGGGCG